CCACAGACGCTCTTTTGAAGGAGAGGACTTCTATGAGGTCTGCGAAGGGTAGGTCCGCAAGGTTTTCGGGAAGAGGGCTATCAATACTCACGTTTTTTCCTCACTTGTTCTGTAAGACTATCAATCTCTTTACGACACCACATATTTTCCCACTCATCATGCGTGAACATCAGGTCAGATGACGCACCTAGTTTGCACTTAAATTGACTACAAAAGACGTCGTCTTCATCTTCGAAATGAGAGGCCATGGCGGCAGCGCCGCAGAACGGGCAAGGAGGTAGCAGCCGCGTCTTTCGCTCGACCACAGCATCTCTGTGCATCGCTAGGGTGTTGCACCTATCATGCCAATGCTCTCGTTCTTCTTCATCCTCAGTATTCATTCTTGTCTCCTAGGACCCCCATCACCGTCTTCATTGGGTCAGGCATAAAGAACCAACCCTTCCTTTTGCACCACCAGAGGGCCAGGCGGCCGAGCCACGTCGTTTTCATATTGGCCATGAGGAATTCGTACTTGAGGACTTGCGCCTCAGCCATGAACGTCCTCTCGTTACGGAGGATGAGATACTTGTCGAGGGTGTGCGGGGCAAAGATGACGAAGCGATTGCGCGAGGGGTTGATGAGTGCGTCGCTGGGCCTCTTGAAGCCGTGGCACTGGTACTTGTAGACGTACTGGTTGATGGCGTTTGCATCCTCGGTGTCAACGACTATTTGTGCGCCTGTGTTTTTACTGAACTGAGTAACATAGTCCCAATTTGTGTTGTGGAATTCCATGAAGTGGCTCACAATCAGTTCACTCCTCCAAACTTTCTTGGTGTTATGGGTTGTTTTTTCTCTAAGCGCCGGAGCACGGATAGCATGGCTTGAGTGGCTCGTGGTGGTTGGTTTTTGTGACTGATGGAGAAGTGCAGTTCCCCGTTAGTCCAGTGGTAATGTTTATTCACGCGCACCAACCAAAATCCGTGCTCCTTGAGTAAGCGTTCGACTTCGGCTCTAGATTTCAATCTTTTTATCCCCGCCTTTCCAATATTTGATTATATCAAGTGCCTTATCGTAGTCTGACTTTTTAATCTCATCCAAAGACTCGATTTTCAGATCGCAAAGAAGGTGTCGGCAAATACTATCAGAAGCTACTATAGAGTTTCTTGCTGCTACTGCTCTTTTCTTGATAGCATTTACTATGATGGCTCTCTGGTCTGTGCTTATCAATTCATCTTCGTCATCCACGCAATCTTCTACGCGGTCACATTTCTTGCAGTTGCCATTGCACTCGTCATCTTCATCACTATCTTCGTATGGGATATCGAAGTCAGCGGCTACGCCTCCTGTGTTCATATCCACCAGAATGTCAATATTTACTGCTTCAGGTACTTTAGCGATGATATAGCATTCAAGTACAAACAAAACTTCTTCGGAACTCATCGTAATATGGCTTCTCACGTTCTTCCCCTAGCTTGATTGTTACAACAGACTCCACTTTCCTTATACCCAAAACCGGCAATGTGTTGTACACTGTTTCAGAAGAAGAGGAAAGCCCATATGGAATATGAAGAAGACGAAGAACAGTACGAAGAATACGATGACGAGCCTAACCTAGTCCCTGCCAAGGTGGCTGAGCATGCCATGATGCAGTGGAACACCTTCAAGGCTTGTACTAGGCAGGAACAGAACCCGGACGGGAGCATCAGAACAGTCATCAAGGCCAAGAAAAGCGCCTTCGTAGCCACGCTGATTCACCTGGATGGTAAGAGGTTCGACTTCACAGGCAGAGAGTACCTTGAGCCTGTCTATGACCGTAACGACGCAGAGGTTCTGCTAAAGACGGCGCGCCAGGTCGAGAAGTCAACATACCTATCCAACAACCTAGTCATCAACTCTGTCATTACACCATACAACAAGAGTCTGTACGTCTCGCCTTCCCACATGCAGACGAGGCAGTTTTCAAGCGAGAAGCTGAAGCCAGTCATCGACAGAAGCCCCCTCATTCACACGTACTTCCAAGACTCCTCTGTGTCTGCCCAGGTGTTTGAGAAGGGGTTCCTCAACGGGTCATTCATCTTCCTGAGAAGCGCATTTAGAACAGCCGACCGTGCGCGTGGAATCTCGGCAAGAAGCCTATGCCTGGACGAGATCCAGGACATGCTCATAGACCAGATTCCTGTTATCAGGGAATGCACCTCACACTTCCCAGACTCAACAACATTCATGGCGGGTACGCCCAAGTCACTCAATAACCCGATTGAGGTCTATTGGAAGACCACGAGCCAGAACGAATGGCTTGTACCCTGCAGGCATTGCCGCAAGTGGAACTTTCTTGACGAGAAAAACATTGCACCGACGGAGCTATATGTAACCCACAAGCTCCCTCCTGGCCCTATCTGCAAGTATTGCAACAAGCCGTTGCACGTTCCAGATGGACGTTGGGTATCCATGTCACCCGACAAGCCCATGAAGGGATACCGCATCCCACAGCTCATGGTGCCGTGGATTTGTAGCCTCTACAATCAGTGGTTGAAGCTCCTGTGGAAGCGTGACAACTATCCGCTCTCTCAGTTCTATAACGAAGTCCTTGGCATCTCGTATGACTGTGCGGCTGCACCAATTACCCAGTCAGAGCTTATAGAAATTTGTGGCGACTATTCTCTTTGGGACCTCGATAACCTAACATCAGATCAGGTAAACTTTGGTCGTGGTGTTATGCTCACCGCTGGTGTTGACTGGGGAGAGGGGCTCGATGGCTCGGAAAAGTCGCCGTCTGGTAAGTTGCGTCCCGCGAGTTACACGGTCCTCACGCTTGGCTACTACCACACGAATAATCAATATAAGGTCGTTGCGATCAAAAAGTTTACGGGCAAGGAAGTTGACCCGGATTATGTGGTCAGGTTTATCACACAGGTCCTTAAAACCCTCGGTGTGGACTTGGTTGGCGTTGACTGGGGCCATGGATGGGGCGTCAATAATCAACTTGTTAGACTCCTTGGCGCGGGACATGCAATCCAGTTCCAATACCTCCCAAAGCTAAAAATGAAGATGCGGTGGGATCCAGTGGGGTATCGCTACCACCTCATGCGGAACTTCATGATCTCTGAATTATTCTATGACATGAAGCAGCACAACGTGCTCTTCCCGACGTGGTCAGAGTTTGAGCCTTATTCAAAAGACATTCTTGCTATCTACACTGAGTACAACGAGTTCCGTAAGGAGATGAAGTATGACCACAGATCATCAGATCCGGATGACTTCTTTCATAGTGTTCTGCTTGCGAAGTTGGTGGCGGATATTCAACTTGGTAGGGCAAACAGATTTACTGCTTCGCAGACTTCTTACCTGGATATGGCCTGATAGATAAAAAAGGGACGCCCTTTTCGGGCCGCCCATTAAGGAGTGCAGCTACCGCTGCGGGCATTTTTTATTTATCGCTCTTTTTTGAGAGCTGATTTGGATCTTGATATAGCTCACAGGTTTTCCTCCTTATGAGTGACCCTCAATTCAAGTTCGGGGGGAACTCAAACGACTAGGCCGGGTTGATCGCAAGTAGCTGAAGATAGTACTTCTGTGTGACGACCACGCGCGCGCGATCGTCTAACCCGAAGCATACTTCTTCACATCTATCTTATACCAACAATTCGTGTGATTTCTCGAACCGCTCAGCGTTGACTACCTCATATCCTGTCTCTTTATCTATGATGTATTCCCCTGGCCAGCAGCGTTCGGACCTGTTGCTGGAGACGGCAACCTCAAGGCACTTGACGCCGCCGGCGATGACCATCCGGATCCTTTCATCAAGGAGGAGAGATTGGGGGAGGTCGTCACCGTCCCACCTGAACGCAGACACTTCTCTCGCTTTGCTCATGTATTTCTCGAATCCGCTCATTGCATCACCTCGTTGAGGGCCAGGAAGTGCTGGCACAGTTCATCAGACAGTGGGTGGTCCTCTGGGAGCCTCTTACGCGCGCTCAGGGAAAGGCAGTGGAGCTCCTTACCATCGTACAGGAGAAAGAGGGCCGGGTCGGAGGGGGTGCGCACAAGGTAGGAGATGGAGGCCACAACCCCGCGAGGCAGGACGGCCAGGAGGTGGTCAGCTGTGGTCCGCGGCTTTCCCCACACATCACGCACTACGGTGCCTCTGGCGAGCACGGTACCTGGGAAGGGTATGAAGTGGCGCTCCCCGATACCATCGGCTCCTGTGCACTCCTTGATGCACTCTCCGAGGTACTGCACGTCACCGACCTCTGGGGGATCGGTATCGAAGAGGATGATGACCCCTGAGTTGTCCCGGTCGGTGATGGGGACGGGGCTGAGGCCATGTTTGCCGGAGCGGGTGATGATGTTGGTGGCATTGAAGAGGATTCTGTCTGGGGGGATGCCGCGCTCATGGACGGAGACTAGGGTTGAGGAGCCTCCTTTGTTGCGATTGCCGACGGTGACGGCGTCAATCTCTCGGGTACCTCCAGCGATGCTGGCTCGTTCGACCTTGATGCCGCTGGTCACGACTCCGTTGCGGCAGGTGAAGCACTTCATTTTTCCTCCTCCACGATGAGGCCGTAGTCGAGCGCGAGTTGTTTGATGCCCCCTTTGTAGGCTGTGTTGATAGCCTCCCGGACGTTGTTAAGGTACGAGCACTCCAAGAGCATCTGCAGGATCTCCACATCCGGGACGTTCTCACAGACCCAGCGATTCACTTCTTTTGCATTCGCAACATCCAAAATCTCATCAAGGTCATCGTTCACGTCAATCTCGATTTCTTTTGTAGTTCTATAGATACCCATTATAGCATTCCTATGAATTTGATTAGTAGATCTATACTCTTCTCTAGAAGACCATCCTCATCATAAAAGTCCAAGTCCTTAGCCACTGTTTGGTGGCCCATGCGAAAGAGCCTCTCAAGGAGCTTCACTGGTGGGCAATGGGCTTCCTTAATCAGCTCGTCAAGCTCGAGATACGCGGCTTCTTCCATTCGGCCCTGGGCGTGCAGCTTCTCAAGATTAGCTTTGAAACGTTGTTTGTTTGTAATGCCTTTCGTGTAGTTATGCGCCTTGGTTCTGATGGCGTTTCTGCAAGGGTAGTAAGCTGACATCTGATTCTTGTCGAGTATGTCAGCCACATCACAATCAAACACCTGAGACAGGACGTACGCGCCTTCTTCACAATGAATGAGAGACAAGACCCCATCGAGAAATGACAGGGCTGTGGTGGCTTCGCAGTCAACAATATCCACAAGGTCAGGACCGTACTTAACTAGATTTGCCATCAGTATCCCCCAGTAGTCCAAGCATGCTACATGCTTTTAAAATCGTGCTATCTTCGAGCTCGTAGGCTCGTTTAACAATTGTTTCCAGGTGGTGGCAAGCAAATCTGAATTGAACATCAATAGACAGCAATGGCGTGATAGCGTCCGTGGCATAGCCGTCTTCGTCGTTCTCTACAATATCGTTGAATACGTCTACGACTTTATTAACTAACTAAACGATATCTACCCGTATCCCATCTGTAGTAGGCATTCCTTGGCCTCCTTGAAGCTTTTAAATGGTCTGACACTCCCATCAGGCATGCGGACTTTGATCTCGGCAAGGGCAGGTTCCTTAAGCTCCTCGGCGAGAACCTCCCGGAGACTCTGATAAATCTCCAGGAGTTCGCGTGTACTTATTACTTCTCCGACTCTGGCGGTGAATTTGTCCCAGTCGAGTTTGCCTTCCGGGGGTGCGTATTCTTTGAGCCTCTCGATGCTTTTGAATATGGCTTCTTTGAGATTTTTGTCCCCGAGAGGGCTTCCATCGATAATGCTTCCGTTGTCTTCTCTCTCCAAATCCCCCTCCTGTAGTACCACTTTCTCTCCTCTGCCTTGTCTTTCTCGTTAGGAAAGAAAGGCCAAACCCTTGTGCGGTGGATGCCTATTTGAATACCGTGAGTGTCCATACCCTTATACTGGTTCTCGCACGGATGGCCTTTGTTGCTATTCCATCCATAATACGGAAACCTCTGGTGCAACTGAAGCATAAAGTCGTCTCTATGGACTTTGGCAATGATGCTTGCGGATGCAATGCAGAGGCTTTTCGTATCCCCATCTTTGATGGAGAACTGGGGTATCTCCAGAGGTAAGGCGAACTCCCCATCAATGAGTAGAGCATCTGGGACGAGATGCCTGGCGTGGTCTTTGGTCTGACACGCAGCCACAGCCCTGATCATAGCCAGGACTGTAGATCTGCGCTTGCCAAGGTAGTCAATCTCATCTGGTTGCACCTCACCTATACCGATGGCTATGGCAGAGTTCCAAATGATCTCAGCATAGCTCTTCCGGTACTTCTCCGGAACCTTTTTCGAATCATTCACGGCAAAGATACGAAGGTCTTCCGAGTCGGGCCCG